TTTATATTTTTAATTTTTATTATAAATGAATAAAATTTATAATAAAAATTTAATCTTCAAGTTTATAAATATTTAATTTTACATTATATTTTACATTATATTATACATTATATTTTACATTATATTTTACATTATATTTTACATTATATTTTTGGCTCCACCTTTTCTAAAGTTGGAAACAAATATAGCACATATTTTTGGCTCCACCTTTTCTAAAGGTGGAAATAAATAAAAAAAGAGTGTAGTAGGTGATGGTAGTAGTAAAAAAAAAATTGAGTGTGTAGCAAAGTAGTGTCTCATAAAGTAAATCAGATAAAGTAAAGTCGAATAGAAGTGAAAAGTCGAAGTCATGTCAAAGAATATGTCAATGATAACATTGTTGGGTCGTCGTTTCTTAATGTCAATAATAGAAGAAGTGGTAGAAGAATATAAAAAAGCGTTGTCAAAGTCAGAGGTATTAAGCGGTGATGATTTGTCAGTCATTCTAAAGGAAAGATTAGTAAAAGTTCAAAAGAAAGAGAAGTCATCAATTCCTCTTCCATTTACAGGATATGAAGAAGGTTGTGAAAGTTTGAAATATGATGGTGGTCTATATACCACTTGCGGTAAAAAGGTAACAACAGAAGGTAAATACTGTAATGGATGTATCAAATGGATGTCGTCAAACAATGCAACTATCCCCAAATTTGGTAACCTAGAAATGCGTTTAGCAGTTCCATTAATGGATTATGTCGATCCAAATGGTAAAAAGGTAAAACCTTATTATAACATTATGCAGAAATACAACCTAAGTGAAGATGAAGTATTGGAAGAAGCACGGAAACATAACAAAACCATAGATCCTATTCATTTCGTAATTCCAGAAAAACCAGTAAAAGCCACAAAAGAACCAAAAAAACCAAAAGCACAAAAAGAACCAAAAGCACCAAAAGAACCAAAAGAACCAAAAGAACCAAAAGAACCAAAAGAACCAAAAGCACCAAAAGAACCAAAAGAACCAAAAGCACCAAAAGCACCAAAAGAACCAAAAGCACCAAAAGAACCAAAAGCCACAAAAGTACCAAAAGCACCAAAAGAACAAAAGGAAAAACGCAATCGTGGTAGACCAAAAAAAGAAAAAACAACACTAGAATTAAACACCAATGAATTAACTAATGAACGTGAAGACTTGTTTGCTACATTAGTAACTCAAATGAATGAAGAAACTTCATCACAAACATCACAAACATCACAAACATCACAAACATCACAAACATCACAAACATCAGAAAAAGAAAAACCCAAAAGAGTTACTACACCAATAATAGAACAGGGTTCTGAAGAAAAAAAGGGTGAACTAGAAGAAGAAAGTGATGATGATGAAGAAGAAGAACAAGCAGTAAAAATCAAGGTGAATGGAAAGTATTATATAAAGTCATTAAATAGTGGGTTAATATATGACTATAGAGCATATAGCGAAAATGGAGAACAAGTTATAATAGGTAGATGGAATGAAAAAACTAAAACAATAGATTTTAGTATTTCACCAACAAATTCAGATGTAGAAGATAGTGAAAATGATTAGATGCATGTTAAGATGTAGACGATTCACCAGATAATTAATGTCTCGTTTAGTAAATAGATATTTTTTTCGCCTCCTTTTATTGTTCCCCTAAACCATTATAGAGAAAAGTGTAATAAACCCTTTAAATTTTCTCTCTGTTATAAAAAGCAGGGGGTCTTAGGGGTGAAACTTGGTTTTTGGCTCCACCTTTTCTAAAGGTGGAAATTAATAATAAACTATTATAGAGAAAAGTGTAATAAACCCTTTAAATTTTCTCTCTGTTATAAAAAGGAGGTGGGTCTTAGGGGTGAAACTTGGTTTTTGGCTCCACCTTTTCTAAAGGTGGAAATTAATAATAAACCATTATAGAGAAAAGTGTAATAAACCCTTTAAATTTTCTCTCTGTTATAAAAAGCAGGGTGTCTTAGGTGGCAACTTGGTTCCCCTAAACTGTTGCCTCCTGCTGTAGGACTATTTCAAAGACTATTAAAATAAATATTTCAAAGACTATTTAAAGGACTATTAGAAGGACTATTAGAAGGACTATTTCAAACATTATTTCAAACACTATTTCAAAGACTATTAGAAGGACTATTTAAAACACTATTTCAAAGACTATTAGAAGGACTATTTAATGGACTATTAGAAGGACTATTAGCAGTTAATTAATAATTTGCTGTTGTCTCCTGCTGTATAATGAAAATATAACTATTAATTAGATTAACTATTAGAGAGAAAATTAGTGGGACTATTAGAAGGACTATTAGAAGGACTATTTAATGGACTATTAGAAGGACTATTTGAAGGACTATTTGAAGGATAATCCTCTATTAAATAATTAGGAATATTCATTATACTATCATCATGGTCGGCATAATACCACAATGGATTAATAATATTATTACCTTCTAACCAAGCCAAATAATTAACTTCCCAAACAAAATAGCCAACTTCATCTAAAAACTTATTAAAATTTTTATTAATAATAATATAATAATCAATCCATTTTTGTAGAGAACCTAAAATTAATCCACCACAAAATCTCCATACAACATTATTTTTTATAATTTCATTATTATTTATTTTAAAATTCCAACATCCAGGAAAAACAATAAATTCATAATTTTTTAAAGATTGACATTTCTCTTTAAAATTATAAAGTGTAAATTCACTATTCTTAAATATATAATTAATATTTAAATCAATCCAACAAAAATGAGTACTTTTAAATGGATTTTTTAAAATTGCTCTATAAACAAATTCAAATTTACTATTCATTAAAATTATATATTCAATTGTATCTTTTTCCATATTTCGTAAATCAGGTAATTTAATTTGTTTATTTTCTCTCAATCTTAAATTAATTAATTTACTAATAACTAATTCATCAAGTTTCAATACTTCAATAATTCTTAAATTAGAATAGATATGAATTAATTTATTAAATTCATCAACATATTCAGAACTAATAAAAATACAAATATTAATTCCTAAATCTAATAATTTTTTAAAATTATTTAAAACATTATTAAAACTTTTAATAATATTATAATTTTTATCACTAAAACACTGATTATATATTTTAAAATAACAAGATACAAATGTAATTGATGATTTTTGTTTATTATCAATTAAATTAATATCCATTAAAATAATATATAAAAAATAAAAAAATCATAAACCAAAAACCTTTCTTTTTCTATAATTAGTTCCATCCAAAATTAAGTAAATATCGTTAATATGTTATCTAAATTTTAAATCATTATACGTTGTGTATTCAAATCAAAACTATCCATCATTGTTTCAAGTGTTTTAGAATTAGGATTAGCATTATATTTCATTAAAAAGCCTATTAAATCTAATATAATTTGTATTTTTTCTTGGTTCCACTGACTATTTAAATTATCAATAATATCAGGTGAATAATAAATACTAAAAGTATCTTGAATAAAAATATCATTAACTTTCAATCCATTCACTCTATCAATATGATTTTTAATTATAATATAATAATAATTTAAAACAAGTTTTAGTAAAGTATAAGTTTTATAAGTCTCACTTAAGTTTAATATACCTTTTAATGCACATTCAAATAACGATAAAATTGTAGGATTATTTTTAATAAATTCAGCAGTTAAAAAAGTCTTACAAGCAATTTGAATAGGATTATATAAATACTGTAAATCATTTTTATTAGAATTATAAATAATCCTACAAAATGTCTGATATAATCCAGGTTCTTGAATATAAATAACATTATTTTGAATAATAAGCTTAGTCCCAATAGGTTTAGAACTAATAATAGCCAATTTAATAATTACTGATAATGGATCAGTAACTAAAGTCATAGCAATTACATTATTAATTAATTCATTTTTTTCCTCATTATTATTTTTCATTAAATTTCTCTCTAAATTATTCTCTAAATTACTTTCTAAATTATTCTCTAAATTATTCTCTAAATTATTCTCTAAATTACTTTCTAAATTTCTATCTAAATTTCTATCTAAATTTCTCTCAAAAGTATTCTGTAAATTAGTGATATCACTTATATTTATATTAATTAAATCATTATTATTATAAATATTGTGAAATTTATTATTGTCTTTTTCTTTAACAAGTGTTTTTAATCCTTCATTATTATAATTTTTATCAAGTTTATCAATTTTCTCAAATTTATCTAAATATTGATTAGTACTCATATAAATCTAATAATCTAATAACCTAAATATATAAAAAATTTTTCTCTCTAATATACAAAAAAAATAAAATTATATATAAAATTTTCAATATTATAGAGAAAATATAACACAAATTAACCAAATAAAAAAATATAAAAAATTTTTCTCTCTAATATACAAAAAAAAATAAAATTATATATAAAATTTTCAATATTAAAGAGAAAATATAACACAAATTAACCAAATAAAAAAATATAAAATTTAATAATTATAAAAAGTAACTTAAAGAAATTCACAATAACATTTATAAAATTCTTCAATATAATTCTGTGGAATACAATCAAAATTAATTAACTTATTATTTAATTTATATTTCTCTTCAAAATCCTTAATTTTCATTTTTTTAAATTCATAAAATTCATTATTTTCAACACATTTTAAAGCAGTTTTAAATCCACATTTTTCAAACACTGGTTTAATCCCATCACTAACATCCCCCATTAAAATTTTAATCATCAAGTCTTTAACTGGATCACCAACTGAAGATTTTTGACAAGCTAATTCTCTAAATCCCAAATCATAAATAGCAACATTATTCGATTTCAATTGTAAATAATCTTTATCACTTGTAATAATAGTAATTTTATAATTATTCAAAACACCATTATTATTCAAGTCAATATTATTATTATTCAAGTCACTATTATTATTCAAGTCACCATTATTATTCAAAGCACCATTATTATTTAAAGGACCATTATTATTCAAGTCATTATTATTATTCAAGTCACTATTATTATTGAAAACATCATTATTATTCAAAGCACGATTATTATTAAGAGATTTTTTATTCAAATATTTTACACATAACGCAATACAATCATCAGCCTCTAAATAATTATGATTAACAATTAAATTCACACCAGCATCATAAAATAAATTATTATTATAAATATACTTAAAGAAAGAACCTATATTTTCATCATTTTTAATTCTATTAGACTTATAATTAGGATAAAATTCATTCCGCCAAATATTACTACGTTTACAATCACGTCCTACAATAATATATGGATTTTTAAGTTTGAGTTTTTTAATAATTAAACACAAATTAGATTTAAATGTTTTAATAAACTTATTTAAAAATAATTCATTTTCAATAGGATTTTCTAAATTATCATCTGGATATGCTCTTTTCCACCACTGAACTAATGCATAATATCTATAAAAACAATAATAACTTCCATCAATAAATAAATATTCTTTACAAACACTATTATCAAGAGTTCCACTTACATCATTAATAATTTTTAATTTTGATTTTTGAATAACTTTTAATTTTTGAAATTTTTTAAAATTATTATTAGTATCATTATTATCTAGATTTTTAATTTCATTATTCATATTTAAAAGAAATTATTATTATAAATATTAATAATTTTCTCTCTAATCAAAAATAACTAAACTTTAAAATTAACAAATATTAAATAAGTTATAAACAAATCAATTTTTTGTTAAATTAATTATAATTATACTAAAATGTCAAGTCAATATCAACATCAATATCAAAATCAATATCAAAATCAAGATAAAAATTTAAACTATGATTATAATCATTATTTAACAAGTATTTATATAAGCACATTATTACCTAGTTATCTTACGTGTTTAACCCCATTAGTTTATACTTCAAAATCTCTCAAATCAACTTATTATCCTTATTGGAATAAAAAGTCTTGTTTTGAAGACATCACAGAAACAACATCATTAACAAAATGGGCACTTAATAATGGTTGTCCTATAACAAATCCAAAATTAATAATGTATGCCTCAAGTTATGGTTCAATTGAAACAATTAGTTATTTGAGAGAAAATAATGTTAATTGGGATAGTCGTTCACCTTGTTATGCATCAAAAAACGGACATTTAGAATTATTAAAATACTTAATAAATAATGGTTGTCCTTATAATAGAAAGTTATGTGATTATGCATCTTTTAAAGGTCATATAAATATAATAAAATGGGTATTAAATAATCTCTCAAATCTAGACCCAGCAATAAAACCAAATGAATATACTACATCAGCATCAGCACAAGGTGGACATTTAAATATATTAAAATTATTATATAAAAATAATATTATTTGTGATGTAAATACTACATCACGTGCAAGTTATAACGGACATTTACATATACTAATATGGTGTAGAGAAAATAATATACCATTTAATAAATCATTATATAACTGGGCTTTTTTCAAAGGACATATTCATGTAATAAATTGGGCTTTAGAAAATAATTATAACTTTCTAGATAAAAGTGATATACCATCATTAATTGAATTAATAAAATTAGGTAGCCATTCAAATCATCAAATAAACAACCGATTAAATAATCAATTAAATAATCAATTAAATCATCAAATAAACCATCAAATAAACCATCAAATAAACAATCAATTAAATCATCAAATAAACTATCAAATAAACCATCAATTAAATCATCAAATAAACCATCAAATAAACCATCAAATAAACCATCAAATAAACCATCAAATAAACCATCAAATAAATAACCAAATAAACCATCAATTAAATCATCAAATAAACCCTATTTATGAACCATTAATTAAATGGATTATAAATAATTTATTAAAAATACAAGATAAACAAGAAATAAAAAATTTATTATCAATTAATTAATAATCTTTTTTTTTAGTCGGTAAGTTTCAAAATAAGAAAAATTATGAAATAATTAATTAGTATTAGTAATTGATAAATTAATGTGGAAGAGAAATGACCTAAATATAATTATTCCAAATGAAACAAATAACGCAATAAATAAAAACTTAAAAGAATTCATAAAAGAAGGAAATTTATTAGATAGATTTATAAATAAATCAACAAAACTTATTTTTAAAAACAAGAGAAATTTAGTATATAAAATATCAAAAAACAAAATATTAAAAAAATCTTGTTTTGACTATTATTTTAATAATAATTATAAAAATGAATATAATAATTTATTATACTTATTTTCAGAATTTAGTCATTCACCAAAAAAATATATTTATAATAAAGTACCATTTCCACATGAATTAGGAATAAGTTATTTAATAATAGATTATATAAATGGTTATCCTTTAAGTAATCTATTAGCAGATAATTATTTTATAGATTATAATTATTTATTACGTCTAATATATAAAATATCAATTTTACATAAATTAGAAATAATACATTTAGATATAAAACCAGGAAATATAATTTTAAATAAAAAAGATATTACATTAATTGATTTTGGTGAAAGTTATCGTTATAAAAATATAAATGAATTAAAAAACTTAAAATTATTTAGGCGTGGTTCATTAGGTTGGTCTTTATTTAATTTTAAATGTGATTATTGTAATCTAATTACTAAAGATTGGATTGGTTGTTTATTAATAATTTATAGTAATTTTTTTTTTATTAATAATAATGAATTAGCAGATAGATTTTTAGATGAAGTAGATTTATTTTTTTATTTAATAAAATTATTAAATACTATTCCAAACTCACAAACAAATTCACAAACAAATTCACAAACAAATTCACAAACAAATTCACAATTTGATAATAATAATTATAAAATTAAATGTTTAATATCTTCATTAAAATGTTTTTTAATTAAACTTATTACAATTAGTTATAAAAATCAACAAATTCAAAATCATAAATTAAATTTATATCATTATTATTTAATACCAAAATATAATAAATTATATTATTTATTATGTATATATCATTTGAAAGTATTTAATTACATTTTTTTAAAGGGCAACTAATGATTTCCCCTAAAATACAAAATTAGATTGTAAAATAAAAGTACATTTTCCATTATATATTTATCTATAAATATTATTAGGATTGTAAAAAAATTTATAGATAAATATATAATGGAAAATGTAAATATTATTGTTTCAAGATTTAATGAAGATTTATCATGGTTAAATGAAGACCCATTTAATAAATTTACATATATTATTTATAATAAGGGAGATAATGATTTTTTCTGTAAAACAAATGTTATAAAAATAGTTAACATAAAAAATGTTGGAAAGAACGATCATACATATTTATATCATATCATAACTGATTATGATACATTAGCAAATATATTAGTATTTTTTCCTGGTTCATTAAATATTACACCGACCAAAAAGAAAAATGAGACAAATTTCTTAATAGTGATATAAAAGCACCTTTAAAAGGCTTGTTTCCATTTGACAGAATAGATCGGTTGGAAACTTTTGTTATACAATAATAATTTACATATTTTTAGAATATTTGGAATTGAAATCCTACTAAAAATATTTTATGTTTTACAAATTATCAATAGCAAAACAATATAAATTATTAAGGGAACATCCTAAGAGATTTTTATTTTTAAACCACTAAACTTTTTACCCCTAATGCTTGAAAAGGCATAGCAAAAAATATAGGTTCTCCTCCGTTATTGTATTATAATACATTATCTTTAAGTTGTTTTATTTATTTGTCTCATTTTTCTTTTTGGTCGGTGTAATTATAAAAAACAACAAGCTGTTAGTATTTTAAATAAAATAATTAAAAGTAAATATAAATCAGCATATTTTATTGGTTTTTATCAACCTAGTGTTAAAAATAGTTTTAATAATTTTAAATTAGATGAATGGAAAACAAGTGATGAAAAAAATTTTTTAAAATATAATGATAGTAAATTACAATTAGCAAAAATTAGACCATATGGATTATGGTATAATTATTTTTTTGGAAATACTCCAGCACATTGGAATACATATTGGGGAATTTTTTCAATTGATAAGAGAGATATCATTCAACACCCAATTGTACGATACAAAATTTTAATTGAAACTATTAATAAACATTCAAATCCAGAAGCAGGACATTATATTGAACGTTCATGGGGAGCAATTTTTTTTCCATTAATTTATACAAAATTCTTGTTAATTCTTTATAATATTATTTTTCCATTTAAGGCATATCTATTAGAATATAATAAAAAGCATCTTCATAATCTAACGCTAATGTATCAAAATTAATTTTTGATTTATTTAATAATCTTTTCTTTGTAATCAGTGTATTACTATAAACTGTTTATACTTGAAAAATAATAGTCCTACAAAATAAAATATATAATAAATTAATTAATTATGAAAACTAAAAATAAACTTATATTATTTTCAATATTTTTAATATTTTTATTATTCTTAATCATAATAACTTTCTCTATAAATTATAACTCAAACAATTCAAGAGAAAATTTTAATAATACAAATACATCCAACACATCCAATAAATCCAACACATTTAATATTATCTTATTAGGTGATAGTATATTAGCCAATGAAAATTATGTTATAAATCCATCAAAAAATAGTGTTTATTCTCAATTAAAAGAAGCTTTAAATCTAAAATCAAAAAAATCATCAAATCAATCATATACAATTTATTGTTATGCTGAAGATAACGCATTTATAAATGATGTTTATAATCAATTAAATAAATTAAATAGTCAAGATTTAAATCAATCACAAACAAATATAATAATTTTATCAATAGGTGGCAATGATTTAATAAATCAAACCAAAACCAAATTAAAACAAGAATATAAATTATTAATTAAATCAATTCAAGAGAAATTTCCAAATTCAAAGTTAATAATTTGTGATATTTATTATCCAAAATCAAGTTATTATAATCAATTTAATGATATTATCAAAAACTGGAATAATTTCTTAAGTAATTTAATAAATCAGCAAAATAATGAAAACTATTCATCTAACATAATTTATTTACCATTAAGCATACTATTAACAGAAAATTCAGATTTTATAAATTCAATAGAACCATCAATTAGTGGTTCAACAAAGATAATTAATGAATTAATAAAATTAATAAATTAAAATAAATTAAAATAAAGTAAACTTCACAATATTAGAATAAATTAATTGTCCTGGTCTAGTTTGTCTAATAGCTGGAGAGAAATTATCATTATAAATATTTACAACAATAACATTATATACACCAACATCAGCATCAAAAGGAATAATAAAAGAAATATTATTAGAACCAGAATAACTAATATCACATTTAATATTTCCAAACATTAAATAAGTAGTGCCATTAGGTAAAAAATTAAATCCAGTAATATATAATTCATTATATGTACCAGCTTCAGCACTATTATTAGATAATCCACTAATAATAGGTTTAAATGAAGGATAAAAAGATTTCTTAACACATCGTGTTTGTAAATTAGTTAAACTAAATCCACCATTAATACTAAAAAACTGAGAATTTAAATAATCATCACTTCTAACTTTAGTTCCATAACCTTTTCCATTACACGACATTATTATTATAATAGTTTTATAATAATAATAATAATAATTTCTCTCAAATCAATGCTCTTTTTCCTAAATAATAAAAACCATATCCAATTAAACTACCAATAAATAATCCTACTATTATTTGAATAATACTATGAAAACAAAGTTTTATACGTTGAATACAAATAAATAATGTTATTAATCCAAAAATCAACGCTAAATTAGGATTTTTAAATACATAATAAATAAAAATTAATGAATAAGCAGAACTCTGAGCGTGACCTGATGGCATTCCATAAATATTAAAAGGAATACCATTTTGATAATAATATTCCTTATAATATTTCATTGCTAATTTAACTTTAGTACCATCATAACACGGACGACTTTGTTTAAATAATCCTTTTAATCCTAAATTCAAGATACTATTAACAAAAAAGCCAATACAATAATAAAATAAATAATTCTTAGTATTATTAAAATATAATAAATAGAGAGAAATTACAAATAATATTACTGGTCCATAATTACATAACTTAAAAAAAATATTAACACCACCACCACCGCCACTAATATTCCAAAAGTTTTGAATATTATCTAATTTGAAATTGTTTTCCTTGTTTTCCTTGTTCTCCATATAATTCAACTTAGGAAAAAAGGTGGTGCCAAAAGAATTATCTTATAATCTATATAAAATATATATATATTACACCTTTTAACTAAATAAAATGATTTGTATTAGTTTCTCCTAATTTTCTTTCTTCTAGTCTTATTTTTCTTTTTGGTGGGTATAATATGTTTATTTTTAACTTTTTTAGTAATTTTACCATATTTTTTAAATTTATTTTTTAATAATTTTTTTTTTGTAAAATTAGATTTATGTTTATTACCTATAATTTTATTAATATTGATTAATTCATTGGCTTTAAATCCACCTGCAGGTTGGTATGAAAATTTACTTGGCACTAGACGGTTTCGATATCTAGAATATCTCATTGTTGGTGGTATATCAAATTGCGTAGGTCTAACACCAGTTATTATTTCCTGTGTTGCTCCAGTACGTCTAGCAGGTATTATATATGGTCAAGTAGTTTGTTGGGTAGCAATAAATCCAACTCTAGGGTCTATTTTCGTTTCACTTTCATTATGATAAGTAATGTCATCATTGTCATCGTGATGTACGTATCCAAGTGCGTGATGTGGTCTAGTTCTAATAGTTCTATTTAAAATGAAATTATCTTCATCAACTTCTTCATTAATCCTTCCAAATCTTCTAAATATGATATTATTAGGTAAATTAATAGCAAAAATAAATAATATTCTAGGTCCATCTACTAAAATTAAATAACAAATATTACCAATAATAAGTGAAAATGATCTAAAATTATAGAATACAGCACCAACAGTTCCAGCACAAATAATACCACCGCAAATTAAATATAATATATTAATTAAACTACTCATAAATGTAGTTTTAATATAATTAATACTAGTATTACCAATATTACCAATTCCATCAATAGCATAAATTGCGATATCACCAACTCCAGAGGTTAATGAGTCAAAATAATCACTAGTTTTTTCTCTGCGTCGTTTAGCTAATGCTTCTTTAAATTCTTTATCGTGTTTAGTTTTTCTTTCAGTATATTCATTACGTGATTGAAATAATATTTTTTGTCTATCTAATTCTTGCATTGAAAGTGAAAAATTATCCATAACTTCATTAAATTCATAAATAATAAAATCTAATTGACTAAATAATGAAATAATTCTATTTTCATTAATACTAGAAATAACATTAAAATTACTATCTATTATTTGATTTTTTTGTGAAATATAGTCAACATCAATATTAAAATCATTAATAGGGGAAATATCAATCGTTGAACTAGTAATTAGATTTTTAATTTCATAAGCAATATTAAGTAATGTAAAATGTTTTTCATATAAACTTTTAATAAAAATATGTTCGTTAGATGTTAAATCACTAAGGTCAGTTTTAATAATAACCTCAAATTTTTCTATAAATTTATCGATTAATTCAGCTTGTGAATAAATAAATGAAGTTAAATCAACTATCTTAGCGTTAATACGTAAATTTACCATTTTATTTAAATCAATACTTTCAGTATTAAATAGTTCAGTTTCTAATTTGAATTTACTACATAATATTCCAAAACCACTTTGAAGTTCTTTTTTAGCTATTATTTGAATTTTACCATCATAATTAAATAATTGTTTAATAATCTTATCATTATTAATCAAATCATTATATGAATTACTACAAAATTCTTTTATTCTTGAATTAAAATTATCAATATTTTCATTAAATTGTCTATTTAATTGAGTAATAAAATCACTTGATATTTTTATATTTGTATCTTTATAGCCAAAAGAAGTTTTAATTAAATTAGTAAATAACTTTCTAAATGTAGGATTTTGGTTAGGTATTTCTATTAAATTCCATTCTACTGATTGAATATCAGTAAAACGTGGTGTTTGTAGTTGAAATGTAATAGTTCCAAATTGTATTATAAGGTCTTGAGGATTAATTTGTGAATTAGGAACAATACCTAATTCAAGGGTATTTTGTCTAACAATATTACTAAGTGGTATTTCTACAGCACTACTAGTTACCCCACCACCCCATACATTCCAGGCAAAACTATTAAATAAAATATTAAAAATAATTATAAAAAATAAAAAATTATATTGTATATTTTTCATTCCTCCAATTTGTTGTTGCTGATTAAGACTATTAGATTTATTTAATTCATTTATAATATTATTCAATTGTCTAATAAATTCAACATGGACACATCCTTCAAAACTAGGTTCAATTTTACATTTTTCTAAATCAATATTTGTACTATTTTTTATAATATTTTGTATAAACTTTGTAAATACACTAATTACACTTTGAAATATTATAACATTAAAACTAATATTTTTTATTAAATCATTACCATTTTTTTTTAATGTTTCATTCATTTCAATAACAAATTGTTTAATTTCTTGATCTTTAATACTATCAATAATATCTTCATCTAAAACACTAATTAATGATAATTTAGCAATTTGTTTTTCCAAAAAATTATTAATTTCTAAAATTTGGTTAATTACTATAGATGTATAACCATAATCATAAAAATAGGGAATATTACTAACATTTAATTCGTTATTAATTTCAAATTCATTATTTATTTTATTAATATTTTCATTTTTAATGTTATCTTCAATAGTTGTCATTAATATATATATAATTATAATTTATAAAAAATTATTACATGGACTATTACATCGTCTAAAAAGTGTAGTATATCCTAATATTGATATAAACATTCACATACTAATGTGCAACACCAATCATTTCCATTTAAATTTAATATATTACCTTTATCATCTAATAATTTAATAGCCATTCTATCAATATTAACTGGTCCAAAATAAGTTCTAATATTTTCTTGTAATGAACCACTAAATTCAACTAATAATGTTCCAGTAGAATTTCCAACAGATGTTTTAACAGGTATAATAGCCAATATATCAGATGATGTAGGTGCTTTAGCTAAATAATTAGTTAAATTATTATTATTAGAATTAATAGAATTAATTGTATAAATTTGACTCTTTGTTAAAGTTCGTGGTGCACTAGGTAATATAATTTGTGTCGTAGTATAATCTTGTTGATATTTTCCAGCAATTAATAATCCAGCATCACTTTCTCCACTAATACCAGAATCAATAACACCAGTCATTAATTCATCTAAATTATTGCCTTGTTGCTTAGGAGTTAGACAAGTATAAACCAAATCATTAGAATAATATTCAGGTATTTTTAAAGTATTATTAAATTGTGAAATAGATACAAGTGAATTATTAACGTGATTTTGATTATAATCATCAATAACTAAAATCAAATACTTAGTCCCATTTAAGTCCATAATAGCTTCACTTGTTAATCCACTAGTGTCAACATAATAATAAGGTAATCGAAAACCCATAATCCATCCTAATGTGTTATTAAAATAATGATTAGATTTATTAGAACAATTAAGCCCACAACTCAATTCATTAGCAAAATCAAAAAATATTATTTTAGTAGAAGTCGTAATTATAAATGAATTAACACTACTAGAGCCTATAAAAAGTCCTCCAATTAAATTTAAGGTAATCTTACCATTATTAGAGTTATAACTCACAAAATTAGTACTAAAATCAGTTGCACTAAAATTAAAACCAGAATTACCGAGAGAAATCTTTAATTCATTAATAAATTCAATTTGGTTATAATTTCCAGAAGCAACATTAACAGGAACTAAACTACCTATTCCACCACTAAAATCATAAATCCAAAAACAAGTATTACCATATGCACTATCAATAGTATACCAACTAAATGGAATTTGATATGAATATAATCTCAAATTAAGTGCATTTTTAAGTGTATCAGATAAATCTAATGTATAATTAGTAGAAATAGAGTCAATACCATTAGTA